ACCTGTTCACTGGTACTAACGGGAACCGTTACTAGTAGATCGATCACGTTAATCTCCTTGCGTTAACTCACTCACTGGACCGCCAGAGTTTACGTCAAGTTCTATAGCGATGTCCATAGCCACGTAAGGATCCGCGCCACCAAGGTATGCAGCGACCGCAAGATTGCCTCCCGTCCCGATCCCATATGCATTCCTGTCATCGAGAAGCACAGTGAGATCATTCTCTATAAGGAACAAGGTTCCCTCTAGCCCGACGATTGCCTGGAATTCGTACTCACCTTCCTTCGCTGGGCACGTCTCATCCAGGGCAGCACGTAGCGATGGTACGAAAAGTCGTACCATATGCTCATACGGTGAAATAATTTCCGTGTAGAACGGTGGCTGCCACTGCCACAGCAGGAGATCGCAGGCAGCACCGCTGCCAGCAGCACCGAGGATGTACTCGCTGCGCTCCCTGATCTTGGGCTGTAGCCCGTGCCGCATTGGCTTGTCTCCCGCTACGGTGCGGGAGTCTGCGAGCAGGCGGCAGGAGTACTCGTGCTGGATGCCTAGAATTGTGGTCATACTACGCTCCTCAACTTAGGTGGAATCCATCTGCCACCCCTAGACTTGCCCCTGGATGGCCTTGTACGGGCCGTAGAGCCACCTGTGAGCCTGTCTACCCACGCCCTGGCATCTTTGTACTCGAGATTTTCTAGGGCCATCACGAGGCTTACAGCGTTTCCGCCTGCCCCGCAGGCGTGGCAATGCCACAGCCCCTTACCCCTGTTGACTGAGCCGCTCGCGATCTTGTCCCCATGAACGGGGCACTTCATCGGATGCTCACCATGCCTAGGCTCGGGCAGGTCGTAGTGATCGAACACTGCCAGCAGTTCAGCCTCAGCCTGCTCCTCGTCCATCATGACAACCCCAGTCCATGCAGCATGTTGACCAGTTCCTCGAACTCCATAGTGACCCGCGCCTTGCGGGTGTGCTGGTTCCTTGCCTTCACGATTACCAGCGGGTAACTCACGACCCCGTACTTATCCTCATAGTTCTGCGACTCGACGTCAGCCTGACGCAGGAACTCAGCCATGTTCGCGGCCTTCACATTCTTAGCCTCGACCACCAGGGCCTGACCGTTGCGCAATTCAATGACCACGTCACCAATATCCTTAGCCCCAGCACGGGGAAGGCGTCTAGCCTTCAGCCCTTCCTCGTTCGCATAGTTCTCAATGTCGGCCTCCCACTTGGAGCCCTTCGCTTTATTGGCTGCGCTCACGGTAACCCACCAGATTGTCGATGACACTACTCGGCTTATTGTTGATGATGTTCCGCTCGACGCGGATCCTCTGCCGTTCCTTCGGCATCAGCCCACCCCACAATCCGTAACCATCATCGTTACGTATGGCGTAGTCGGCGCATCGATCCATTGCTGGGCAGGAAGCGCAGATCCTTCGTGCTGCCTTGAGTCCAGACGTATCAAACCCTTCAACAAAGAACGACTCAGTATCGGTTCCGATACATGCCGCATCCTCAAAGTACGGGAAGATTGTCACTGCCACTGCCTACGAGTGCGATGCATATCCAACTCCTGGTGCGTATTGAACAGGGACATGGACGCAGCATCGACATACACGGTGATCGGATTCTCAGCGTTCGGATCAGCGACACCGTCGCGGTTCTTCACAGCAGCCACATGGTACTGATCGCCGTCGAGAGCCACAGTGAGGATAGTCTCGGGTAGTTGTGAGACCTTACCCATGATGGACTTCATCGGACCAGGTCGCGTCGCCTTAGATGTCTCCTCCGATGTGTGGTGCAGGACGACAACTGCAGCCTCGGTTTCGCGGGCCAGCGAGTGGAACGCGGACATGGCATCACGCATGCCAGTCCATTCTGATTCGGCCATTGATGCAACGTTCATGAGATTGTCAACGAAGATAGCGGAAGGACAGCGACCGAACAGTTCGACGTATGCTTGCACTTCTTCATAGATACCATCTAGTGATGGATGCGGATCGGTATCGATACGCACGCGACGATTAAGTTCGAACAGTTCATCTTCGATCAGGGCTACGCCAGAGTTTAGGCGCATCTCCTTGACCTCGTTCACTGTCTTCTTCAGCATGACAGCACTGGCACGGTTCACGACCGTGCCTTGATCCGAGTCGGCACTGAAGTACAGGACGGGCTCGCCACACTTGATGGCGTACCAGAGCGCGAGAAGGGTTTTCCCGCGCCCTGGCTGGCCACAAATCAAGTGCAGTTGTCCGTGTCTGAACTGAATCGTTGCTGCCGTGAGGCTGGGCAGGATCTCTGGAAGATCTCTGCCCGCCTCCGACGTGCTACGAACTACCTGCAGCAGTGAACGCATACTAGTTGGGGAACACCATGTCGCAGGTGGTCTCCTTGTAGTTGCCCCACGGGGAACCGTTCAGGCAGACGTAGCCAGTGTAGGCGCGGCCTGACTTGTTGGTTCCCTTCTTCACGTAGCGGGGACCGTGAGCGCAGGTGCCAGCAGACGGGTCACCCTTCGTGTACACGTTGCCCCACTTGTCGGTCTTCTGCTCGATCGCGGCAGGAGTACCAGTGATGTCGGTGACGGAGACGCCACCAGCGTTCAGGTTCTGTACTGCCTGCTCGTGGCTGACAGTTGCTGCAGGTGCGGCGACAGCCGTACCCATGTATGCCTGCACGGTGCGGAGATCATCCACTCGTGCCAGCATCTCTTCGAGCGTGTCCGCCCTGCCCGTGAGCAGGTCATTGTTCGGCCCGACCTTGATGGTCAGGGAGAACGGGGACTCAGCGCTGTTACTCATTACTTACCTTCTCTCATCGGATTATTCATTGGATAGTTTGCGGACTTGGAACCGTTCGCTGCCACGCAGTAGTCGCGGTACGAACAGTAGGAGCAGTGTTCGCCAACGTTCGCTGGGAAGAATCCCGTCGCCATGTAGGCGTTCATTGCCGCGAACTGCTGGTCGTAGAAGTCTATGCCCCACGGTGTCAGGTCTGTCAACTCATCGAGCGCACCCTTGCGGGTCATGTAGTACGCGCCCCACTTCGGACGGATGTCGTACGCCTGCTCGATAGCGGAGGCGTACAGTCCCAACTGCAGCACGCCTGCGGGCGTGCGTGATCCAGTCTTGTAGTCGACCACGATCCAGTCGTGTCCGTTGCTGTAGATGCCGTCAACGATCAGGCGGATCGGTGACCCACCGAAGTTGACCTGCGCTTCCCACTCGATACCAGGCTTGCCGTCAGGCATGGTCGCGATCTCCCAGCCGCACGTCTCAAGCCATTCCTTGTACGTCTCGATCTGCTTCAGGCCATCGTTCTGCCACCACGACAGCGTCTCCCCGTCGGGGTTGGCCTTCGTCCTGCGGCCAGCGGTACGCCACTGGTCGACAGGAAAGTCATGCTTACGCTCCGCCTCGATGAGGGCGTCACGCCAAACGTCGGCCCATAGTTCAGTCAGACTCATCATCAATCTCCGTCGGTACAGTGACGGGTGCATCGCACGCGGCACAGTAGCCGCTTGTCGTGTACCAGCCGATGGTGTTGTCCTCATCAAACCTGACGAGAACCTTGAACGTGTCGTGCCCACAGTTCACGCATGAGCGAGACGGGATCCCCCGTGTATCAATCATGACTTAGGTGTCTTCTCATAGTGCGAGTAGTTGATCTTCTCGATAGCCGTATGTACGGCAGTGCCAGCCACTAGATACACGGCAGGAACCTCAGGTACTTGAGCAATCTTAGAAAGGTAATACTGGTGCGCACACTTATAGAACGTACTCATCTGCGAGTACGACCTGTGTGCAGGTGCTTCGTTCACTCTGCCTCCATCAGCATGTAGTCCCAATCAGTGCAGTCGACTTCGGGAATCTTGTAGTCGACCATGTTGCCGACCTCGGTCATCGTGGTGAAGCCCATCGTTTCCGCAGTAAGCACGGACTCTCGGACCACCTCGGGCTCAAGCCACCAGGGCCATGTGATGATGCAGCGGTTCTTGTGCATCAGCATCTCGACTTCGCCTTCAAGGCGAATGCGCTGGAAGTTTTCCAACTCCCATTCCTCTTCACCAATTCTCATGCTCAGATGGTAGTCACATCAGTCACGCCAGTCAAGGGGTTGCGTTTCTAGCGTTTAGAGTCTACGGTGTTTCATGCGGGAAACCGTGGGGCGGAAACTCCAGATGACGGATGACGGAAACAATCCAGATCCTGAGGGGTTCTCCTACACCACCATGAATATTTATGCATGGGGGGTAGGGGGGCGTTTCTCAAATTCAGGAATCTGGAAAGGGGCCGAGCGTCAGCGAGGCCCTAGAGAACGCAGAAAAAGGGGGCACCCGAAGGTGCCCCCAGAATCTGAAAGGTTTTAATATGCGGTTATTCCGAAGAGGCCGAGAGTCTGCTCGTCCAGTTCTCCGTGAGGTGCCAGATTATTTGATCTTTGAACGCCACGAATTATCTCGGCCAGTCCTCGATCCAGAGTATTATCGCCTGGAACGTTCAGCGCCTTACGTACCTGACCAACAAGAGGATCCGTGGTGGACAAAAGAACGAGAGGAACTGCTGAGATATGCACGGTTACGTTACCTCCACGTCGACGGTTTGAAGTTGAACAGTAACCATACCACCGAAGCCCTCAGTAAAGGTGGGCGGGGACGACTGATCGTATTGAATCGCACGAACAACACAGATACGTTCTTCGCCCGTCGTGAAGTCTTGGAAGAGGCAGGCTCCGCCCGACTGTTCCAACTGTTCAAGGGACCGAAGGCGAATCCAGGGATCACTAGCACGTACATTGCCGAGGGAGTCACGTTCCTCGCTGTAACACATGAGAGGTATCGTGATAGTGCGGGAACGCAGTGGTGCTGGGAGCGAACGCAACTGCCACTCCTCGACCACAGGCCCCTGAGTAGTATCGCTACTGTCCCGAGTAAGTGTAGTGATTACCTGGAACTGAGTATCAGGCAGCATGTTGGCGGACAGCGGAATGTTGAGGACGCGATCCTGCGGGATAGATTCAAAGGTGACGTTATCCCCGTCGTTACTCTCCACAGTGACGCCGAGAGTACCGTATGCAGTACTACTGTGAACGGCGAACGATACTGGCTGCTTATACTCGGTGGTGCCGAAGCGGACCCATCCAGAGTTGACGTAGCCAGTAGCGGCCAGGACCGTCGCGGACTCCGCAAATATCTTCCCAGACGTGGCAATAACCATGCGCCCAGTAGTACCGATAACCGTAGCAGCGACAGGCGTACCAATAGCAATCGATAGATCAGCGGCATAAGCGTAAGTGGAATCCACCTGTGTTCCGAGATGGATACGCCATAGGCCCTTCACTCCTAGGAACTCGTCATTGCGAGTAGCGTAGATGTACTCTCCGTTGAACGAAATGTCCTTTACTTCGCCAGTAATGGTGAGCGGACCATAAGTGAAGCCGAGACCGTTAGCGGTTTCCTCCGCTACACGCAGCCCCTTAGTGGTGGCTGCGATGACATACGTCGACAGGTAGCCACGCAGTTCATTAACAGTCTCACCACTGGGGAACTCGGCTACGATGATCGGATCCAGCAGAGCAGCGTTACCCGACGGGCTGTTATCGACAGTGAACGACAGCACCTTCGAACGGTTACCCGTATTGATCGCCACAAGGATAGCGCCAGTAGTTTCCGTGATAGCGGAGAACGTGATCGCACTCTTCGACTCGTAACGCGAATCAGTATTGATACTGATGTTAGTCGGAGGAGTGGCAGGGTTACGGCCCAGTTCGAACACGCGATACGGATACGTGTCCGTTACCTGTGCGGCAACCATGATGCGCGACTTGACTAGTGCAATCTTGTGCGGGGTCCAGCCAGAACCAGGAGCGGCATACAACTTAGTTGCCGTGAGAGAGGATTCAACTACCTCCCACACGCCATCGGCGGTAGCAACAACAACGTTCTGCCCGTCGGTAGCGATGCCGTACACGTCACTGGTCACGCCAGTGACAGCAGAGAACGAAGTACCGTTATATCTGTACAGATCTCTTGCCGCATCTACCATCCAGAAACCAGTATCACAGGTCTCCAGCATGGTAGCGCCAGACGAACGGATCTCCGTCGTCTCCTTAAGCAGGGAGATCTGCCCCTGCGTCCACACGTCAACGTTCGCCGAAGAACCGAAACGGTACTGGTCCGCTGCGTCACCGTCATAGAACAGGACACCCGCGCCACGATGCCACGACGTGGCAGAACGCAGCCACCAGTTAGACAGCGAGTTCTCACCAGCCGAAGCCTCCTGATCCACCCGCTCCTTCTGGTATGCGGTAGTGATACGGGAGATACGGTTCTGGTCGGAGGCCATGCTCATCCACGGCTGATTACCAATGGCGTAGTCAGCGGCGAATGTGGAGCGGTCGTAGCGGGCAAGGCGGTCGATGACATCGACGCCGAGGACGAGCGGAAGATCACTGGGAAGTGTCTTGTTGTTGACAACCATGAACCCTACTTCTTGATAGCGCCAGTGGCAGTAATGCCCAGTCTCTTCATCTCAGCCTTGACGGCCTTCACGTCATT